CTTTGATAAAACGGATGGAGCAAAGAAAGTGTATGAAAGAAAAGAATACATAATACTAGCAGTAAAGAAAGGATATGTTGTATATAACACTGAGAAGCCATTTATAAAAGGACATTCCCATATATATGGTTTTAATGTCGCTAAAACAGTAATAGATAACTGTATAAGAAAAAAGATGCCTAAAACTAGAAACTTGTATCTATTGACCAGCCATGCGAGGGTAAGTAATGATGAAAAATATATAAGATTAGTTCAGGAATTAATAGAAGCTAAGTCGGACAAAAGAAAGCTAAAATATAGAAATAAAAATATAAATAGTAAAAGGAGCAAATAAAATGATATTTAAAATATATTTAGCATTTGTAGCAGTATCGTTAATATCATTTATATTATATTTTCTAAGAATTAATGAATATTTAGCAGACCAAGGATTGCGATGTGTAGCAAATATGTCTACTGTGAAATGCATTATATATTGTTTTGTGCCTTTATTTCATATTTATTTTGGACACGAGTGCTATTACTTTGGAGTTATAGCTAATGATGAAGAGTTTGAAGGATTTATTAATGGTGATTATTGAAAAATATTAATAGGGAGGTGGCATTAGGTGAAGCTAACTGAAAAACAAAAAGCATTTTGTGATTACTATATTGAGTCACTTAATGCTACTGAAAGTTATAAAAGAGCTTATGGATGTAACAATGATGCAACAGCTAGAACGGAAGGAAGTAAAAACCTTGCAAAACCTAACATTAAAAAATATATTGATGATAAAATGAAACAAATAGAAGAAGATAGAATAGCAGATGCTAAAGAAGTGTTAAGATACTTAACGAAAGGAATACGACAAGAATTAGAGGAAGAAGTAGTTGTTATGGTTAATACTGGAGATTACACATCTGAACCTCAAATTATAAAAAAGAAAATATCTATAAAAGATGCAAATAAGTGCGCTGAGCTTCTCGGAAAAAGATATTCGTTATTTACTGAAAAAGTTGATTTAAATGGAAATGTAGGAGTAACAATAATTGATGATATAGGAAGCTTAGAAGATGAATAAAAGAATATCAGAAATTATAAATAAAAACTTTTATGAATTTTGGAAAACAATTAACTCTAATAAATATCTATTTCATGTATTAAAAGGTGGTAGAGCATCCGCTAAATCAACTCATGTATCGCTATGGTTAGTACTAGCATTAATGAAATATCCAGTAACTTGTCTATGTATCAGAAAAGTTGGTAATACATTAGCTGAGTCAGTATTTGAACAGTTAAAAGAGGCTATAGATATATTAGGAGTTAATCATGTATGGAGAATACAAAAGTCTCCGCTTAAATTAATATACATTCCTAGAGGAAACAGTTTTATATTTAGAGGGGCAGATGATCCAACAAAAATTAAATCAATTAAAATGAGTAAGTATCCTATAAGCTTTGTATGGATAGAAGAGCTGGCAGAATTCAAAACCGAAGATGAAGTGTCGATAATAATTAATTCGGTATTAAGAGCAGAATTACCAAAAGAATTAAGTTATAAAGTTATATATTCTTATAATCCACCTAAGAGAAAGCAATCATGGGTCAATAAAAAATTTGAAACGCAATTCGTTGCAGATAATACATATATCCATCATAGTACTTATTTAGATAATCCTCATATATCAAAAGCATTTATTGATGAAGCTGAGGAAGTAAAAAAGAAAAACGAATTTAAATATAGATGGGAATATTTAGGAGAACCTATAGGCTCAGGAGTAGTTCCTTTTTCTAATTTGGAGTTTAGAAGAATAACAGATGAAGAAATAAAATCTTTTGATAATATTAAACAAGGAAATGACTTTGGATATGCTACAGACCCTATGGCATTTGTTAGAATACACTACGATAGTAAAAAGAGAATGTTATATTTTATAGATGAAATTTATGGAGTTAAAATGTCTATTAGAGAATTAGCTTCAAAAATTAAATTAAAGAAATATGATGATTTCCCGGTAACTTGCGATGCATCTGAACCACGTAGCATAGCAGAGCTTAGAGAATATGGTATAAAAGCAACAAGGGCTAAGAAAGGACCAGGTTCAGTAGAGTTTGGGGAAAATTGGCTAGATGATTTAGAAGCGATTGTTATAGATAGTAAAAGAACACCAAATACAGCACGAGAATTTGAAAATATAGATTATCAAACTGATAGGGATGGCAATACAATATCTAAACTAGAAGATAAGGATAATCACTCGATGGGTAGAGTAGCTTAGTCGAGTATAAACCGAGGAATTAAGCGGGAAGGCTGAAAAGCTAATCCGAACCGAAGGCTAATTTTAAAAGATTAGTCAGGGGCAGAGACTAGAAATTGAACCTCAAAAGAGAATATAATATTTCCACGAGACCTCGGAATTTACTTTATTGCGTATTGATACGGCAAGATATGTTATGATATAATATTATTATAATATATCGGAGGTGTTAATATGAAAACAATCATATTAGATGGTTATAAATTTACTAAAACAGAAAATAAAAAATATCATTATAATTCAACTTTAAGAAAATATTTACATCAATACATATGGGAAAAAGAAAATGGTTCAATCCCAAAAGGATATGAAATACATCATATAGACCAAAATACTGATAATAATAGTATTGAGAATTTATGCTTATTATCAATAAAAGAACATAAAGAAATCCACAAAGAACTTTCATGGAATGAAGAAAGAAAAGAATGGGCTAGAAATAATTTAAATGAAAAAGCTAGACCAAAAGCGAAAGAATGGCATGGAAGCGAAAAAGGCAAGGAATGGCATAAAAAACATTATGAACGAATGAAGGATAAGCTATTTGTAGAAAAAGAATTTGAATGTGAATATTGTAAAAAGAAATATAAAGCTATAAATAATAATACAAATAGATTTTGTTCTAATAAATGTAAAAGTGCATGGAGAAGAAAAAGCGGAATTGATGATGTAGAAAAAGTATGTAAAATATGTGGAAGTAAATTTAAAACCAACAAGTATAGCAAAACTAAAACTTGTTCTAGAAGTTGTGCTAATAGATTAAAAAGTAAATTAAAAGATAGTCCGAACTTATAGGAATAACAACTATAAGAAGTAAAGGATAAAGAGCCCTTACGATAACAAAATGTGATGCCACTAGATATGCATTAGAAAATGAAATGAAAGTTAAAAGCAATATACAAGTATTTAAATAGGAGGTGATAAAAATGTTAGAAGATGGGCTACTTTTACAAAGAATACAAGCTAAAATATTAAACAATCAAAGTAAGGCAGATACGATAAGAACTGCCAAAAACTATTATAATAATAAAAATGATATTTTACTTAAAGGAATAATACCAAAAGGAGAAGGTAAAGATCCATTAAGAAATGCAGATAATAGAATACCACATAATATTCATCAAATACTAGTAGATGAAAAAATATCATACCTATTTACATACCCTCCTATAATTGATATAGAAGATAATGAAGAAATCAATGAAAAAGTTAATCAAAGTTTAGGTAATGAATTTGAAAGAAAATTAAAAAATATTGGAATAGAGGCAAGTAATTGTGGAACTGCATGGATGCATTATTGGATTGAAACAGATGAAGACACAAGAGAAAGTAAATTTAAATATGAGGTAGTAAATACAGAAGAAATTATACCGATATATGACAATGGATTAGAAAGAAAGCTAAAAAACATAATTAGATATTACAAAGTAAAAGAAGAAGTTTTAAATCAATTAGATGAAATTACATATGCTTATATTGAATATTGGACAAACGATAAAATGATTAGGTGGAAAATGAAAGATAGCTTCACTAACACTCCAATAGAAGAAAGTGAAGATATAACACATACCTTAGGAGATGTTCCGTTTATCGAATTTTCTAATAACAAAGAAAAACAAAGTGACTTAGAAAAAATTAAAAGTTTATTGGATTTAAAAGATGTTGTTGTTAGTGGATTTGCTAATGATATAGAAGACATACAACAAATAATATATATACTTGAGAATTATGGCGGAACTGATTTGAATGAATTTCTATCAGATTTAAAAAGATATAAAACTGTAAAAACAGAATCTATTGATGGAAACAGTGGAGGATTGTCTACATTAAGTATAGATATACCTGTTGAAGCTAGAAATGTACTTATAGAATATCTTAAAAAGCAAATATATGAATCTGGACAAGGATTACAACAAGATATAGAAGTTACAGGAAGCGTAAGCGGAGTTGCTCTTAAATTTTATTATAGAAAGTTGGAATTAAAATCCGGGTTATTAGAAACTGAATTTAGAACATCTATAAATCATTTAATAAAGGCTATTTTAAAATTTTTAGGAATAACAGAAAATTATAAAATATCTCAGACTTATACTAGAAATATGATATCTAATGATTTAGAAGCAGCACAAATAGCTCAAATGTCAACTGGAATAATATCTAAGAAAACAATACTTGAAAATCATCCTTGGGTAGAAGATACAGTAAAAGAAGAGGAAAGATTAGATGAAGAAAAACAACAAGAAGAGTCAATATTTGAACAAGAGTATAGTATGCAACAAGAAAAACCTGCTGAAGTAGGTGAAGAAGATAATGAATAGTAAACAGTATTGGATAGATAGAGAAAATCAGAAACTCAATAAAGGCATTAAGGATTGCAATAATTTAGCTAAAGAATTAGAACATCATTACAAACTAGCCAATAAAGAAATAGAAAAAGAAATTAATAATCTATTTGAAAAATATGCAAAAGATAATGAACTGACTTATGCAGAAGCAACTAAATATTTAACAGGAAATGAGTTTAAAATATGGAGAACTGATATAAAAGGATATCTTAAAATGATTGAAGATAATCCGGAGTTATTATTAGAGCTTAATACTTTAGCTATGAAAAGTAGAATTACACGTTGGGAATCATTGCAGTATGAAATTGATAAACAACTTAATAAATTAGCTATAACAACTGAGAAAGAAACCAAGGAGCTCCTAACGGATACATTGAAAGACAATTATAACAGAAATGTATTTAATATATCTAAAAAAGCTGGATTTGTAGCAAATTTCAGTGGAATAGATAATAAGCAAATAGAAAGAATACTTAGTCATCCATGGAGCGGTGCTAATTATAGTGATAGGATATGGAAAAATAAAAGCCTATTAAAAGATATAATTAAAGAAGAAATGACTCAAATGGTTATACAAGGAAGAGATAGTAGAACTATAGCTAAAAGAGTTGCTACTAGAATGAATGCAAGCTATAAAAATGCAGTCAGATTAGTACAGACAGAACATAGTTATGTTATGGAACAAGCTAATAAAATTACTTATGAAGATTTAAAAGTTGAAAAATATCAATTTCTTGCTACTCCAGATGAAAGAACTTGTAAAGTTTGTGGTAATTTAGATTTAAAAATATTCAATGTAAAAGATATGATACCTGGTAAAAATTGCAGCCCACTGCATCCTTCGTGTAGATGCACTTCTTTATTGTACTATGAAGATGAAGATGATGAAAATAGCACAAGATTTGCAAGAGATAAGAATGGAAAAAGAATTGAGATACCAAGCAATATGACATTTAATGAATGGAAGAAAAAATATATTGATTAGGAGGAAATATGAAATTACAAGATACAATAGAAATGATGAATAGTGCTGATTACAATGAAAGATTTAAAGCGGAATTTTATCAATTAAAAATTAGAATATGTAAATTAGATAACATGGTGTCTAAATATAAATTAGGTGAATTACCATTTGAACCTAATTGTAGTTATGATTTATTAAATGGACAATTAAAAGCTATGAGATTATATCAATCATATTTAATAGAAAGAGCAGAAATAGAAAATATAGAAATAGATACAACTTTAAATAGTTTATAGGAGGGTTTATGGCAAGATATAAAACAAGACCTTGTGAAATAGAGGCATTTCAATTTACAAGAGATAATTTTAAAGAAATAGAAAAGTTTACAAATGGAAATGCTTTTGATTTCTATTTTAATGAACAATTACCAAATAATACTTCATGTAAAATACATACATCAGAAGGAGTAATGGTGGCAAGTGAATATGACTATATAATAAAAGGTTTAAGAGGAGAATATTATCCTTGCAAACCAGATGTATTTGAAAAGAAATATGAAGCTATTTAGCTTCTTTTTTTATTGTCTTTTTTAGTATTTGCTAGACGTAAAAGAAGTAAATGCTGCTAAAATAATTCGACAAGTAAAAGTCGTATAAAAACGTAAATTATGGAGGTATTAAAATGAAAAGAATTTTTTTAAAAGAGTTAGGAATAGATAGTGAAGTTATAGATAAAATCATGAGCGAACATGGCAAGGATATCGAAAGATATAAATCTGAAATAGAAGATTACGCTTCTGAGATAAAAGAACTTAAAGCTAAAACTGTTGATTCAGAAAAAGCGATACAAGATGCTATATCTAAAAAAGAAGAAGAATTGAAACAAAAATATGCTGATAAAGAAAAAGAATTCAAAGAAATGCAAAAGAAAGCTGAAAAGGCAGAGGAGTATTCAAAAGAACTAGAGAGCTTAAAACAAGCTCAAAGTGATAGAGAATACACAGAAGCTATAAATAATTATTTCAATGATAACAAGATTGATTTTACAAGTAACTTTGCTAAAGAAGCTATACTTAGCAAATTTAAAGAAAAGAAATTTGAATTAAAAGATGGTAAATTTAGTGAAGATGCTTCTAAATTCATAGAAGAACTTAAAAAGAGTGATGAAGGAGCGTTCAAAATGACTGAACCGCCTAAAAATAATTCAAATACACAAACGTATCAATATACACCTAAGGGAACTAATACAGAAGATACAGATTCAATGTTGTCCCAAGTCAATTCTATTTTGGGATTATAATTAAATTTAAAAGGAGAGGATAAACATGACAGCTATAAATACATTAGCTTATGCACAAATATTACAACAAGCTTTAGATCAAAAAGCAATACACACTTTATTAACAGGATGGATGGACTCAAATGCAGGACAAGTTAAATATGTTGGAGGGAATGAAGTTAAAATACCTCAAATGTCAGTTGATGGTTTAGCTGATTATAATAGAAGTGATGCTGGAGCAGGATATGTTCAAGGAGCGGTAACATTATCTTATAAAACATATACTATGAGTCAAGACAGAGGACGTAAATTTCAATTAGATGCAATGGATGTAGATGAAACTAACTTTGTTGCAACTGCTACAAACGTAATGAATGTATTTCAAACTGAAAAAGTAGTACCAGAGGTTGATGCATATAGATTATCTAAATTAGCTACTACAGCAATAGGTGTAGCTAATGACACAAATGTTGAATATGGATATACTCCAGCAAAAGATACAGTACTAACTAAAATAAAAGCTGGTATAAAAGTAATAAGAGAAAATGGGTATCAAGGAGAATTAGTAATACATGCTAACTATGATACAGTTACAGAATTAGAATTAGCTATGGCAGGAAAACTAGCGGCAGTAACTTTCTCACAAGGTGGCATAAACACTCAAGTTCCAGCAGTAGATGGATGTGCAATAATAAAAACTCCAGCTAACAGAATGTACTCAGCAATAACTTTAAATGATGGAACTACTTCAACTCAAACAGCAGGAGGATATGCAAAAGCAGCAAAAGCATTAGATGTTAACTTTATAATAGTTCCAAGAGAAGTACCAATAGCAGTAACAAAACAAGATAAAATGAGAATATTTGACCCAGATACAAACCAAAATGCAAACGCTTGGGTGATGGATTATAGAAGATACCATGAATTATGGGTGTTAGATAACAAGAAAAACTTAGTATTTGCTAATATAAAAGATGCTAAATCTAGTTAAAATAAAGGTGATTTAAATGTATGAGCTTAAAAAAGACAATGTTCATAGAATAGTTGAAACAAAACAGCAAGTAGAAGTATTGCTATCAAGAGGATATGAACTAATTGAAGATACTAAATTAAAAAAGAAAAAAGCTAAAAAGGGAGAGGATTAATGTCCTCTCTTTTTTATTGTAGGTGAAATTATGCTTGAAAATATAAAAGCTTTATTAAATATTACTAAAAATGATTATGACTCATTAATAGAATTGTATATAAAAAAAGTTACTAAAAGAGTAAAAGGATATTGCAATATAGAAGATTTTTTAGTTCTTCCACAGATAGACCAAGATGCTATAAATGAATTTATAGAAGACAAGGTAGCTAATATAATGGCATATAAATTAAGTGTGTTGGGCGAAAATGTAGATGATTCATCGACTTCTACTCCAGCGAATCAAGGAGCGATAAAATCAATTACTAGAGGTTCTGTAAGAATAGAATACAACTATGATAGTGTATCATCAGAAAGCATAAGCAATTCCAGTACAAAAACATCCCCGGAATTAACAGACGAAGAAATGAAGATACTTAATAAGTACAGAAAATTAAGATTTTAGGAGGTGTTATTATGGCAAGTGAAGCGGATATAATAGCAACTCTGTATTTTGATAACATGGATATATATAGAAAAGAAAAAGTTAAAAACCCTAATACTGGGATTACAACTATGCAAGAAATATTAAAATATTCTGATCTCAAATGTTCATTAGACAAAGGGAGTGAAACAACAGTAGCAGGCGAAACAGGAACAGCCTATATTTCAGCAGCTTATAAATTATTTTGCAGACCAACAGTAGACATACAAGTTGGAGATAAGTTAGTTATAACTTACAATGGAAGAACAGAAGAATTTGAGGCCGGCGAACCTTATCCATATAAATCTCATATAGAAACTCCAGTCACTAAGAAGGTGAGAGTATAATGAGTGGATATAGTTTTGAAATAAGTGGAATAGATGAACTTATAAATCAAATAGAACGAACAAGAATTAATTTTCCAAGGGATTTGCAAAAATTAATTGAAAAACATGGAGGTATTTTACTTAGAAATACTAAAATGAAATCCCCAGTTAACACAGGTCAGTTAAGAAGAAGCTGGGAATTAGAAAAAGGAGATTTATATATTAAAATTTACAATAATACTGAATATGGGTTAAGCATATAGCCCATGTAAAACTCGGCAAATACGAAGAAGGCTAAGTATAATTATATATGCTAACATCGTGCTAAGATACTAGATTACGAAAGGCTGGTGTCCAGCGTAGAGCGTAGTAAGTGAATAAATATAATCTTACCAAGAGTGCCGAGCAATCCAATAAGGGTTGCTTTTTTATTGGATTGAAAATGTACGCCAAGCTGGGTTGGAATAGACCAACTGATGAAAATGAGGGAAACCTCCAGAGTATAGGATAAAAAGCCTATAGATAATAACAAATGTATATGTTGAATATGGACATAGAATTGTAGGAAGAGATGGAAAAGTTAAAGGAGTAGCTGAAGGAGTTTATATGCTAAAAACCTCTTTTGAAAAAACTAAAAAAAATTTTGAAGAAGATTTAGAAAATCTATTTAAAAAATATGGCTTCAAATAGGAGGTGATTAAATGATACCTCTAAAAAGTATATTATTCGCTACTACGAAAGCAGTAGCAGAAAATTTTCCGCAAGATGTATATATAGAAGATGACAATACGCAAGGCTTTGATAAGTCTTGTTTTTTTGTACAAATATTGCCTATTTCAAGTTCAGCTATAACTAGAATATCTAACCTAAGAACTATATCAGTATCAATAAAGTATCTACAACAAGCAGGAGAAAGTATAACAAATATATATGATGCCAGTGATAGACTTGAAAAAATATTTGGAAGGACTTTATTTGTAGATGATACTTATCTGACAGTAGATGATATAGAAAGCAATATATATTCAGATGAAGTAGGTAGAATACTCGATTTCATGATACATCTTGATTTTGATGATATTAAATATTCACAATATACGGGTCCGTTGGATAATCCGGATAGCGAACCAACAGAATATGAATTAATGAAAGAATTACATTTACAACTTAATGAATTAAGAAATATAACAATAGAAGCTGATGATCCTACTTTGCCAATAGTGGACAAAGCTATTGTAGATATTTCAAAATTATTAGAGAATTAAAAGGAGAGTGAAATAAATGGCTTTAGGATTACCAAGTATAAGTATTAAATTTATACAAGAAGGTATTACTGCTATAAGCAGAGGATCCAGAGGTATAGTTGCAATGATAATAAAGGAAGAAAAAGCTATATCTCCTGCAACTATAGTTGATGTAACTGATATACCTAGCGATGTGACAGATAATAATAAGCAACTTATAACGAATGCTTTAATAGGAAATACAAGTGCACCACTAAGATTAGAACTATACATTATAAGTGGAGAATTAACTTTACAAGATGCTTTAAGTTATTTTGAAAATACACAATTTGACTATTTATGCTACCCATCAGCTGTAGATGAAGATAAAACAGCAATAGTAACATGGATTAAATCGCAAAGAAATTTAGGAAATATGGTTAAGGCAGTATTAGCTAATGAAACAGCTGATTATGAAGGAATAATAAATGTAACTCAAAGTGGAGTAGTTGTAGGAGAAAAAACTTATACTGCTGCTGAATTTACTGCAAGAGTTGCAGGATTAATAGCTGGAACAGATTTAAGAATGTCAACCACTTATACTTCTGTACCAGAAGTTGATTTGATACCTTATGAATCAAGAACTGAAACAACTGAAAAAGTAGGGAAAGGCGAATTTATTCTTTATAAGGAATCAGGAAGAATAAAAGTGGCAAGAGGAGTAAACAGCTTAACTACTGTATCTGATACAACTGTAACAGATATACAAAGTAAAGGTGATTTATTTCAAAAAATTAAGACTGTTGACATAATGGACTTAATAGCAAATGACATAAGAAAAACTGCAAGAGATGCATATATTGGAAAATTAAGTAACAGTTATGATAATAAAGTATTACTAATTACAGCTATCCATGGTTATTTTGATGGATTGATTAATGATGGACTAGTTGAAAAAAATACAGTAACAGTTGATATAGATATGGAAGAACAAAAGAAATACTTAAAATCAAATGGAGTTAATATATCTACTATGAGCGATCAACAGATAAGAGAAGCAAATACAGGAGATCAAGTGTTTATAGCAGTAGAATGTAAAATTCTTGATGCGATAGAAAGTATTAGCATTCGCTGCTTCATCTGATGCCATTGAAATAAAAAATCAGATGCTTTGTATAATATTTCCATAAAATATCTATAATATAAATTTAAAAATGGTTCATCTATCAATAGAGAAGCTAATAGAATGGAAGTAGATTTTAAAACAATAAAAACTGCAATAAAAAGACTTGAAGATGAAATATATGATTTATAAACAATTTTTAAGGACTTAATTTTTATTAAGTTCTTTTTATTTTATATAGGAGGTGTTTTTAGTTGAAAGCTAACGAAGTAATAAATGGTACTTGGGGTAAGTGTATTACTTCTATCCAACTTTGCCCCACTAAGTAGAAATATTTAGTTAAAAAACGGGAGAATTCAAAGAAAACCTAAGAATAATAACTATATTTATGATATAATATAAGTATAGGATAGTTAGGAAAGTCGCGAGTCTTAACGAAAAGGGATTATCCGAAGTCCCCTTCCTATTTATAAGTATTCGGAAATAAAAAACTATCGGAGGTTTTATTTTTATGAAGAAATACACTTTTGATAAAATAAAAGAAATAGTAGAAAGTAATGGATTTGAATTACTAAACGCAGATGATCCAAAGTTAAATGCTAAAATTACAATAAAATGTTCTGAAGGGCATATAAAAACAGTAACATTTAATAGCTTTTTTAAAAGACCAATATGTTATAAATGCAATCCTCATTGGAATGCTATGAGTGAAAAAGAATTTTTAGAAAAATTAGCAAATTCTAATACAAACTGCAAATTAATAAGTAAATATACAAAGGCATCTGACAAAATGAAATTCAAATGTTTAGGATGTGGTAATGAATTTTATGCTAGAGGACAACATATACTAGATGGACATAAATGTAAAGCATGTGCATTTTTAGAGTATGGAGACAAAAGAAGAAAAACACATGAAATATTTGAAAAGGAAATTAAAGAAAAGTATGGAGATGAATTTATTTTACTATCTGAATATAAAGGGGATAAAGAAAAGATAAAATGTCTACATACTAAATGTGGTAAAATATCAGAAAAAAATGCAGGAACATTATTAGGAAATGGAGGATGCAAATATTGTAAAGAAAGTAAAGGAGAAAATGCTATAAAACTATTTCTTGAAAATAATCATATTCAATACGAAAGAGAATATAGGAATAAAGAATGCAGATATAAATATACTTTACCTTTTGATTTTGCTATATACAAAGACAATAAATTAAAATTTTTAATTGAATATGATGGAGAGCTACATTATAAACCAGGAAGATGGAAAGAAGCTAAAAATAAACTTGCTTCTAATTTAATGAAGGACAATATCAAAAGTGAATTTGCCAAACAACATAAAATAAAATTAATAAGAATACCATATTGGGAATTTAATAATATAGATGAAATATTATATCATGAATTAAGAACTCTTTTATAGGGTTCTTTTTTATTTATGGCAACTTTGAACCGAGCCTAACAAATATCATAAAAGTAGTTAGGAAGGCGCAACGACTAACTCTTGCGGAAGATAACCAATAATAGAGACACGAGCACCCGTTACCTTACTATTAAGTTAAAGGTAAAGACATAGTCTGGACTCATGGGAAACCATGAGAAATGTAGAATAAAATGCTACATGATAACAAAATGGAAGTTTGGATAAATGATGTATTAGTTGATGAAATAGCAGCTTTTCAAGCCAAGATAGAATTTGACAAAGAAGATATAGATATCTGCGGTGAAATGATGACTCAACATAAAATAACAGGATATAGCGGAACTGGCTCTATGACACTTAAGAAAACAAACTCTAGAATGATAAAATTGTTAGCTAATTTCATGAAAGATGGTCTAGAACCGGATGTAACAATAGTTGGGAAATTAGCTGACCCAGGTAATGGAGAAAGCGAAAGAATAAGTATATCAGGAGTATCCTTTGATGATTTAACTTTATTTGATTTTGAAGTTAAAAAATTAGGAGAAGTGGAATGCCCATTCACTTTTACAAAATATAAATTTATAGATTTAATATAAAAAATAATATCATAAAGGCTTTGGTGTTTCTAACTAAAGCCTATTTTTATTTTAGGAGGAAATCAAATGAATATAATAGATAAATTAATGAAAATAGACGCAGGGACATTAGAAACACCAACTGCTATACATAAAATGTATGTGAAAAAAATAGGTGAAGAACTAGATTTTGAAATACAAGCTATAAATGCAGAAAAAGCTACAGAAATACAACAGAAAGCTATAAAAATTGAAGATGGAAACGTATCAGACATAGATGTATATAAAACAAAAGTATTAACTATAATGGAAGGTTGTCCAATATTCAAGGATAAGGCACTTAGAGAACATTTTGATTGTGCTACTCCAAAAGAACTTATAAATAAATTACTTCTTAAAGGAGAAGTAGAGGACTTAGTAAATGCAATAAATAATTTATCAGACTTGAAGAAAATAGAAAAAGTAGATGAAGAAATAAAAAACTAATTGAAACAGATAGTGAAATAGCAACAATGTACTATCTGTTTAAATATAAAAATATAATGCCATCTCAATATTATAATATGAAATTTGGAGAAAAGACTATAATAAAAGCATTTGTAAGAAAAGAATCGGAAGAGTTTTATAAGATATCTAAAAATAAAAATATTTTTCCTACTCTAAATATTAAATAGGAGGAGGTGAAGAAACATGGCTAACGATACAACCTTAGAAGCGGTAATTAGGCTTAGAGATGAAATCAGTAGGCCTCTTAATGACATACAAAATGAAATAAGAAATTTAAATAGAATATCTAACGATGCAAATAGTGCTATGAGAGATATACAAAGGGCAACTGGAGACACTGCTGATTCAATGAGCGATTTAAGAAGTACAATGGAGGATACAAGTGAATCATTAAGAAATACTAATAATGCTGCAAATGAAGCTGCAAGTGGGATAGAGTCTCTAGCAACTTTGGAAGCTGGACAAAAGATGATGGAATTTGGAGGAAAAATTATTGATGTAGTTAAAAACTTAATGGAATTAACAGAAGCTACTAAAGAATTTAATTCTCTACAAAGCAAATTACAAGGATCAACTAAACAAAATGGATATAAACAGAAAGATGCTAATAAAAATGCTGGACAAGTATATGGATATACTGGTGATGATATGATGGCAGTCAATGTTGTTTCCAATTTACAAAAGATGGGGCTATCTCAAAGTGAATTAGATAAAACTATCAATGCTTCGCTAGCAGTATGGAGTGCATATGGAGATAGTATTCCAATAGAAGGACTTACTGAATCGATTACTGAAACAGCACAAGTTAGTAAAGTTACAGGAAACTTAGCAGATGCTTTGAACTGGGCTGGAATAAGTGAAGATAGTTTTAATAAGAAATTAGAGGCATGTAAAACTGTATCTGAAAAAAATAAACTTATAACAGATACATTAAATCAAGCATACGGAAAAAGTAAAGAAACGTATGATAAAACTAATAAATCCATGATTGATTATAATAAATCTTTATGGGAATCACAAAAGGCACAAGCAGAATTAGGTTCAGCATTAGCGCCTTTAAATTCAGCAATTAATGGAATTAAATCGGCTTTTGCAGAAGCATTAGCACCAGTTATAAAACAAATTGCGGATGCTATACAACCAGTAATCCAAAAGTTCCAAGAATTTATAAAAGAACACCCTCAATTAGTAGCAGGTATAACAATGGTAGTAGCAGCTATAACAACACTAATAGGAATTATCGGAGCTATAATAGTTGTAGTAACAACGGTAAAATTAGCATTTGCTGGTATAAGCGCAGCTATAGGAATTGCATCAGGAGCATTTGCAGCATTAAGCGCCCCAATTTTAATAGCTATAGGTGTAATAGCAGCAATTATAGCCATAGGAGTTCTATTATACAAAAACTGGGATACAATTTGCGCAAAAGCTACTGAATTGAAAAACTGGGTAGTAGGTAAATGGAATGAGTTAAAAGCAGCAATAGCGCCAATTATTGAATTTATTAAAGCATTAGTTATAAGAAAATGGACTGAGATGAAAGCTAGTATAACTTTTGTATTAAATATAATAAAAGGAATAGTAATTGTAGCATGGAATGGAATAAAAACAAATATAACTATTGTATTAACTATAATAAAAACAATTGTAACTACAGCATGGAATGCTATAAAAACTACTATAACTGTCGTATCAAATACAATCAAGACGGTAGTAACTACAATATGGAATGGAATAAAAACTGCCATATCAACTATTATATCAACAATTAAATCTATAGTAGTAGAAAAATGGAATGCTATTAAAAATGCTATAAAAAATGCAATGGATGCTATTAAAAATACTGCTATAAATGCTTTTAATAATGTAAAAGAAAAAATATCAGGTGTAATTAGTGATATAAAAAGTGCATGGCAAGGATTAAAAGATAAAATCACAAATAATCCTATAGTTGCTACAGTTAGAAAGGTTACAGAGTCATTAACTGGAGCAGAAGATGGAAACCATGCAGCAGGACTTCAAAGAGTTCCTTATAATAATTATTTAGCAAATCTGCATCAAGGAGAAGCAATTTTACCGAGAAGAGATGCTGATAAATGGAGACAAGGCAAAGGTAATACTCCTCAAATAGTCAATAATTTCTACGGCATGACGATTAGAGAAGAAGCAGACATAGAAAAAGTGACATCAGGAATAGTCAGAAAACTGAATGAACAAAAAATAATAACTTAGTAAGGGAGGTAATATTGCATTATGGAGATGTATTTAAAAAATGATAAGCATATATTTAGATTTCCAATATTGCCTTCTACTATAAATGTACAAGATTATGCGATAATAAATGACAGTAATATAACAGGATTAGGAGATGTTGCAATATTTGGAGGTAAAGGATTAAGAACAATAGAGATATCATCATTTTTCCCAAATCCAAAAAGAAAATATAAATTTGTAAATTATTCAAATTATCCAAAACAATGGACCTGTGTATCTAAAATAAGAAGTTACATGAATAATGGTGAAGTAATGAGATTTATAGTAACTGGCACAGAAATAAACTTCCAAGCAAGAATAACTGATTTTACCTTTTCTCAACAAGATGGCACAGGAGATGTATATTATACTATCAATCTAAAGGAATATAGAGAAATTAAAATATCATCAACAACTCCAGCTAAAAAGAAAACTGATAACAAAAATAGGACATCTTCAAAAGATAAAAACAATAATAAAAATAAAACTTCAACCAAAAGTAAACAAACAATTCATACAGTAAAAAAGGGAGATACACTATATGATATAGCAAAGAAATATTATGGAAAAGGATCAAGCTATAAAAAAATAATAGAAAAAAATAAATCTAAATATCCTTCATTAGCTAAAAATACAATAATTAAAGCTGGATGGAAGCTGGTGATATAATGATAACACTAAAAATAGTTGATAGAAATAATAAAAAAACAGATATAACACAGTTAGTAGAAAAAGTTACTTGGAGTGGAGATTATAAACAAGCATCAAGAAAGCTAGAATTTTCAATAATTTCAAATAAATACGATAAAAAAATACCAAAAGTCGATATTAAAGAAGGCTATATGGTTTTTTTTTATGAAAATAAAAAAGAATTATTTAGAGGATTTATATACAGTATAGAAAAAACTACTGATACTACAAGCTACATGGCTTATGACCATGCACAAAAACTAGTTAATATTAAAGTTAATTACAACTTCAAGAACAAGACTGCTAGTCAAATAACTACTCAAATGCTAGATGATTATTCAAAATATGGGCTTAAAAAAGGAAGCATTGTAAGTGATGGTGTTTCATGGAGCAAAGTATTTATAGGAGTAAGCATGTATGACACTATAATGAGTGCTTATACAAATTCTCATGCTAGTAACGGCAAAGAATATATGTGCTATGCTAAGGAAGGTGAGATATGCACAGCCCTAAAAGGAGATATAAAGCTAGATGTTCAATTCAAAGAAAAAGAAAATATAATATCAACAACTTATAAATCTAGTATAGAGAATGTAGTAAATAGAGTAATTATAGTAGATGACTCAGGGAATAAAATAGGAGAAGAAAAGAATAGTAATTCAATAGATTTGTATGGATTATTTCAAGAAGTTGTAAAAGCTGAAAGCCAAACATCAGAAACTACACAATCAGCAACATCTGAAATATCAACAATGTCAGTTTCCACTTCTACATCTTCAACTACTAAAAACAACTCTTTTTCATTAAATACTACTAATTCAATAGCAAAATCTATATTTGATTTCTGTATAGGCAAAGGTTGCACTCCACAGGTTGCAGCTGCAATAGTAGCTAATGCAGAATGTGAAAGCTCATTCAATACAAGTTCTGTTAATAGTATAGGAGCTAGTGGATTATTGCAATGGCTGGGAGGAAGATTAACAAGTCTTAAAAGAAAAGCTTCTAAAAAGGGAGTAAGTTGGACTAATCTTAACCTTCAATTAGAGCATATGTGGGATGAACTTAGTGGCGAAGAAAGTACTACTGTAGCTTTACTTAATAGTAGAGTTGGTGGATTAAGTAAATTTATGAAATTAACAGATCCATACAAAGCAGGCTATGAATTCGGTAAATGTTTTGAACGTGGTGGATATAATGAAAAAAGAGGTAATACAGCTAAGAATTGGTACTCAAAGGTTACTATTGGAGGTAAAAAAATATCAAATTCAAATACATCAACAGATGTAACTGACAATAACCAAACAACAACTACTACAGTTATAGATTTAGAAAGTGCTAGAAAAGAAGCAAAGAAAAAATTAAACGATAGAGAAAGAAGTGCATCTTTGGATGGATATGGAGATACCACTTGTATTACTGGATATGGTGTGACTGTTACAGACTCATCAACAGGATTAAAAGGACTATTTTATATAGATACAGACTCTCATACTTGGGAAAATGGAGAATATAAAATAGCGCTTAATCTTAATTATAAAAACTTAATGAACGAAGTTGAAGCAGGAGAAGATGAAGAAAAACAAGAAACAACATACAATGATAATAATTACAATGATGGAGAAAAAGTATTAAATGGCAAGAAAGTAAAAGCTATTTTTACTGCATATTGGCCAGGACCTGGAATAGAAGGTGGAATATATCAAAGCATGGGTGGAAAATTAGACCCTAGCAAACGTACATGCGCTGCACCTAAGAGTATTCCATTCAGAACAAAAATACAACCAAGTGGTACGGGAAGTTTTATAGATGGTAAAACTTATACTGTAACCGACAGAGGTGGGAAAATCGTAGTTAAAAATGGTGTATATCACATAGATATATTAATGAGAACTGACAAAGAATGTAGAGTATTTGGCATTAAACATGGATATATCATAATAGGAGATGGAACTGGATACAAAGAAGTCCCAGCTACTTCAAATTTACCTTTAAATAATCTCTGTTGCAAAAGCTAAACTTGGAACACCTTATGTATGGGGTGCTTCAATAAATTCTACGACATCATTTGACTGTTCATCATTTACTCGCTATGTGTATAAAACAGCATTAGGAATAACATTGCAAAGAACTTCTAATGTACAAGGCGAACAAGGTAAAAAGATAACAAGCACATCACAATTACAAGCTGGAGATTTAATTTACTTTAATACTTATTCAACAGATAGAGCAAATGGAATAACTCATGTTGGTATGTATATAGGAAATGGGCAAATGATACATGCTTCATATAGTTATAAGAAAGTCATGATAGTTAATTTGAAATCATACTTATCTTACAGAGGAACAAAATTTATATGGGCAAGAAGACATATATAAGGTGGTGATCTAATGGAAAAAAATCCTTACAATGAATTTCTATCTATAATTAAAGAAACTTCTAAAAGTAATATAACAGAAAATAAATTATTGAATATAGGAATTGTTGTATCACCTCTTCCAAATTTAATAATTAAAACATCTGAAATAGAATTAGATAAAGATAATCTCATGATAGATAAATGGCTCTTAGATAGACATAAGGAAACACAAACATATACAAAAGGAGAACATACTCATAGTGGTGGAGGCCATGCAACAGGAGAAGGTGGAGGAGATGGAACGCATACTCATACAGGAGGAGAACACTCTCATAAATCTAAAGATTATGTAAACAAGCTGAATATTGGTGATAAAGTTGTAATGCTTAGAGAAGATGATATTTTTTATATTATATCAAAGGTGGTGAGTATAGATGGATGAAGAATACAATGATAGTTTTTATCCCTTTATTGACTACATTACTGAAAGTGTATCAGACATAGAATTAGAAGAAGATGACACATTGCCTTTGTATAGAGAAATAGCATGGGATTTCAAGAATGAACATCCTCTTGTTATTAACAATGAATTTAAGATAGTAGAGGAAAATGAAGCTATATGTGTATGGATATGGCACGCTATAAAAACATTTAGATATTATTTTTCAATATATTCATGGGATTTTGGATGTGAAATAGATACATTGCTAGGACAAAATTATACTCCTGAACTTACTAAAATGGAGGTTACTAGATATATAGAAGAAGCATTATTGATAAATCCTTATATATTAGAAATAAATAAACTTGAAGTAGATTTTGATGGAGATACATTACAAGTAGATATGAGAGCAATAACAATTTATGAAGAATTGGAGGTGAATTTTGTTGTTTAGCGAGCAAACATATGAAGCCTTAATTGAAAGAATTTTGGAAAATACAAGTGCTAATAATTTAGATACTAGAGAAGGTTCAGTATCATTTAACTTATTAGCACCATTGGCTGAGGAATTAGCGAAAGCTTATATCTCTATGGGCGATATACTTAATTTAGCATTTATAGAAGATACTTTTGACGACTATTTGGATAAAAGAGTTAATGAATTTGGGGTATACAGAAAAGACGGAGAAAAAGCAACTGGAGCTATAAAGGTTACTGGATTAGATGATACTTTTATAGGCAACAGTACAATAATTACATCTAATGGATTAGAATATATAGTATTAAACGATATACTTTTACCAAATGAAGATACTTTATATGTAGAAGCAACAGAAATAGGATATAAATATAATTTACCAGCTGGGTCCACTTTTGAATTTGCAGAGCATATAGATGGAGTTACTTCATTAACTAATGAAACTGCATTTGAAAATGGTGTAGATACTGAAACAGACGAAGAACTTAAGGAAAGATTTAAATATATAATTCAAAATCCAAGGACATCAGGAAATGTTAATGATTATAAAGCATGGGCATTAGAGTGTGACGGAGTAGGAAGAGTAAAAGTATATCCTCTTTGGAATGGCAATGGAACAGTAAAAGTGCTTATTATAGGTAATGACAATCTTCCATGTAGTGAAGAAACTGTAAATACAGTTATATCATATATAGAAGAAAAAAGACCAATAGGAGCAACTGTAACAGTTGATACTCCACAATTATTAAAATTAACATTTGATATTAAAATAAAACT